ATGCCGTTACCCCTTCATATGGAGGGGCACCATCCGAGGTTTCGTGAGAACGACCTCGGGACGTCCAGAATGCGTGAAGCTCTCAGTAGAGAGCGGGGCAAAACCCCGTCTCTCAGTGAAGAACTTCATGAGGGCATTGTGGTCAGAGACGGAGTTCCGTTTCTGACTGGATCGGAGAGTGTGTGCCTTAATCATGGGCACCTGCAGATTCCGATCAACGTACCGCACCTTGACAGGTGAGTACGTCCAACGTCCTAACGCGTCATGTCCCACAGGAATGTGGGGGTACACATCGAGCACCCTCTGCAGGGTTGTGTCGAGGTACCTCGACGATTGCTCGTAACCTGCCTCATAGAGGCGGTTACGCAGAGCAACCGTAGAAGCGATGACGTGCGCATTCCGCTGGTTGGTAGGAAGAGGTTCCCGTACGCGAATGGGTGTAACCCACTCACCGTCGTAGTAATCTCCTCCACAAGACTCCCGGAACTTACCGTTCCAGAAGGACTTGGCCCTGTTAACCTTGAGACCGTAGGTCTCAAGCAGGTCCGCAACCAGTTGGGCTAGCTCACGGGGAACGATTAGATCGTCCCCGTAAACACGCACTCTCCCGGCCAGGACTTTAAGGTCCTGACGAGAGAACTGGCGCCCTCGCGCTTGCTCCCAAGCAAGGCAAATGATGGTGAAAAACACCATCGCCTCAACGGGGAAGCAAAGCGCAGAACCCATGGACGCGAACTTGGCTAGGGGTATAACCCCGTGACCAGGAACGTCGGCCCGCGTCGAACGGCACGCCTGAACAGCCTCGTTAAGACGAGGATGAGAGGCGAATACCAACTTCGCGAGCTGATTCGAGACCCGATCGGATGCTTCGCTGAGATCCAGCGTAGCGAGCTCCTGTGTAAGCGAGCCGAGACGGGCCAGACGCTGATTAGGCGACTGGTCCCGAAATCCGATGAAACCGCGGAGGAGCGGATGCTCCTCGAGGACCTCATATAGAGGCTCCCTCAGGGCCTGCTGTGCATATTGCATGCACGTAGGCTCCATCGCGATGACACGAGGGGTCTTGAGCGTCTTGGGGACAAGAGTGACCTTTACGGGTCGCTCGTCCCCGGGTTCGAGGACCTGCACGTCCTGAAGCTCCTCCCACCAACGGTAGGAAGGAATCAGGAACAACTCCATCGGGAAGACGGAGTTGAGGCGAGAAGGCCATTCGGCCTGGTAGTGCTTCTGGTTCCCGATCATACGATCGGCAGTCGCACCACTTCCGTGCCTAGGGACTAAGTCCTCAGGCTCCACCGAGACCTTTGACAAGGGCTCGGCGAATACGGTTCTCGCGACCCTCTCGAAATCAGCGACCTGTCGGTCGCTAAGCGAGAGTGTCTGCAAGTCCTGCTCACACTGGAGAAACGCCCGAATTGCGGCTTTCTCCCGATCCTCAGAACAAGGAAGGGAGACCTTACCGAAGGCAAGTGTTACTTGCCTCACAGCTCGGATTGCCACAATACTTGGGCGGTCCAGGAGCACACCAGTCTGTCGGTCGAACACCAGCTGAAGGAAACCTCCGAGGAATCGGGGGAGACCTGCGTGTCTCGCGAAACCGCGGAACATGTCGTCAGCGACGTAACCTCGGTCGAGACTTCTTTCGAAGTCTTTTCCGAAGTTAGCCAGGGAAATCGTGATAAACGAGATCCCCTCGGCTTCGATCCGAGCCACGAGCGTTTTTACGTCGTGGTTGGTGCTTACCCCACACGCCCTCCCAGCATCGCTGAGAAGGTATTGCGAGAGCACGATCAGGCTTTTCACCGTTCCTCCGTTTACTCGGGGGTAGCGGATCCCTAGCCATGCGAAGCTAGTCGTCGCTTACGCGGCGACCTCGCTTGTGGGGCCTTGTGCCCCACAACATCAGACCCGTGATGGCAATCCCGAAAGGGACTGCCGCCACGAACCCAACGACTGTGATCCCGAGAAGGACCGCATCGATGGGTATCACGACTCTCCGCCAACCACCTTCGAGGTGTTGGCCATCGAGTTGGCAGTAAGCCAAGTCGTGAGGGCCTTGACAAGGGCGACCTGCTCGGCGATCGTGAACCCCTCGGGGGGCACGTCGACGAGAATCCAGGTCGACATGGAGAGCCGTCGGTTCGCGCTCGAAAGGAGCGGATCCGCGGCCACCTTGTCGAACGTCAGCTGCACGGAGTGGCGGTTACGCCGCCCGTACGTGTGACGAACAGAGGCCTTGAGAGTAGTGTCGGGCGAAGAATACTTCGCACCATCACTGGTGACAGCTGTACGCGGAAGCGTAAGGGCTGCCTCCGACAGCGTGATGACCTGAGGGTCTACGAGCATGGCGAGTGTCCTCGACTTTCCTGGACTATTCAGTTGTCCTAGGAGGGCCGCCGCGATTGTTATCGCAGCGGGGTTCCGGGTTGGTTACCGGGTCCCGCGAGAGGGGACGCTCATCGCTTCTGGAGAGAGATCCCCAGAGCGACGAGGATGGCCTTCTGGGTCCCGTTAAGGGAATCCATATCAAGGCCAAAGCCAAACGGTCCTGACCTGTACCTCTGCTTAGTCTCACGTGTAAATGTGAGGGAGCAGGGAGGTGTGAAGTTGCTGGTCCCAAGTATTCGTTGGGGAGCAACTTCAAGTATGGTTTCTCTCTTGGTGTGAACCATGAGGTAACCGTACTTCAGGACCAACCCGTCTTCTGAGAGTCGCGTAGCATTGGAGATAATATCTCCGATGTTGACGAACCAGTCGACGAGCCACGACCAGGGTGCGAGTTCCCAGAGGACCTCCGGTGTAATCCGGGTGCCCAGAAGATAGTTCGCCATCTGTTCGTACCGTTGTAGCTTCTCGAATGAGGTCTTCGACCCCGCGAGATGATACATGTACGCTCCAGAGAACCACGCGTTACGCGTGGTACGAACCGTCTTGCGAATTCGCGCAGAATCGCCGGGGAACATAGGACCAGCGACCGGCACTGCACCACTCACAAAGGGGCTAACCCCCGAGTGCTCAGTGACGACGTTGGTTGTTCCCTCGTCGAACACGAACTTCCTCCTGACCTGACGGTCGGAGTCCCGTTTCAATTGTGAAATCGAAACGGATGCCATACATAGGGATTCAATAATCCCCATGAGCTCGTTGACGAACGGCAGCCAACCAAACTGGACGTTCAGGTACTCGCTTCCGTATGTACGGAACTTGAGTGCCTTCTCGCCCATAAGGGAGACTGCCGGATACGTCGGAGGAGTGTCGAGAAGACCTTCTCCAATGAGCATGGCAAGTGAAGCTCGTGGTGAGGTAGGGGCCGTCTGCTTGATAGCAGTCGTCCCCATCGCCACTCGGTCCGGGTTCGACGGAATGGCCCCGAAGGGGTCCCGTCGAATCTTCTTCTCGAACGTGGAATTTGAAATTCCCGCCGAGTCGAAATTCGGAACGAGCGGGCCGCGGTACCAGTGCCGGTAAGGAACTCCGGAAACTGGCTGAGACTCCGCGAAGAAGTCAGGGTGGCTAAGCCACCAAGACGTTCGCGTAGTCCAGAACTCGTGGCCGTGATCGTGAGGACTGGTCGTAAGACCATTGCGGAAAATCCGCGCGTCGTCACGTACGCGATCCTCAACAGTCTTGGCTGTTCGCCAAGAATGTGTGATCTGCATGGAAGGCATGACCATCTCGTTATAGAGGTAGTCATAGGTGGTCGAGTTAAGACTCGTCCCCCTCCGGCCGGACGGGATCGTTCGCGGAAGAATCCGCTCACGCGTTTCGTACGGCATGGACCCTCCTCCCCTGTGTGGTTTGTGTTCTCGCGATGTAGCTGCAGTGCGTCATCCCGCCACTGGATACACTCTAGTGCGACGGTAAGACGAGTACAGCTGAGGGCCCCGGTTGTAAACCGGGGGGCAAGCGCCAGGTGCCCCTTAGAG